CATGCCGACGCTTGAAGCTGGTGCAAAAACCGTGGTGTTTGGTGACTTCGGCTACTACTGGATCGCTGACAGACAGGGCAGATCCTTTAAGCGCCTGAATGAGCTCTATGCAACTACAGGCCAGGTGGGCTTCCTCGCATCCCAGAGAGTGGATGGAAGACTGGTACTTCCGGAAGCTATGAAGGTACTGCAGCAGAAGGCATAAGGAGGTAAGCCATGTATAATGCAAAGAATTACACCGAGCAGAACGGTGAAGTAACGGTGATTGGTGGAAAGCTGGTTATCGAAGGAACGTTAGAGTATGCGGAAGGGGCTGATGTCCCTTCCGGCGGTAGCAAAGCCGCAAACCAGGCAGATAGTGAGGCTACGACCATTGCGGCGCTGAAAGAGGACTTTAATACGCTGCTTGCCGCGCTGAAGGAAGCCGGCCTCATGGAGCCAGATACGGAAGAGCCTGAACCGGCAGGTGAGGGAGAATGATCGCTACAGTAGGGGAAGTGAAACACAGCCTGCGTCTGGAAACGGATGAGGACAATGACCTGATCGCGGAACTGATCGAAACTGCGGAGCGGCTTGTGATGGATATTCTTCGTGTTTCGGAGGCAGAGGATCTTACCTCTGTCTCCGCCGCGAAAGTGGCAGTTGTTTACGCAGCAGGATATCTTTACGAAAACCGGACGGATGCAAATTACAATCGCCTTAATCTGACACTGCGAGCACTTCTGTTTGGAGATCGGGGTGATGCTTTTTGATTCCGGTATCAACTATGAGAGAGCGGATTCTGATCACCCGGCAGGAGGTTCATACTGACAGCATGGGAAACCATACCAATGTGCAGGTGCCGTACTGCCGCAGGTGGGCCTATGCCAACCGCACCACAGGTAGCGAGGAGGAAGCCGGCCGAGTGGTCAGGGAAGAAGAATCGATTTACTTTGTCGTCCGTTTTGATGAAGAAACGCGGCAGATCACATCAACAGGGTATCAGGTAGAGTTTCATGGTAAGACCTATGACATCACATCGGTCGATAACTACAGGTTCCGAAACGAATCCCTCACGCTATATGCAAAGGAGAAGAGACATGACTGAAGAAACCGTAACCCAGATGATCAAAGAGGTGGATCTGCCTTTCGCATACCACCACTTTGCAGAGGGGGAAGCGCCGCAGCTGCCGTACCTGATATACCTCTACCCGGAAAGCATCGAGTTTTCTGCGGACAGCAAGGTGTATGCGAAAGGAGCAGTACTTCGCATTGAGCTATATAGCGAGATCCGAGATATGGCTGCAGAGCGCAGAATAGAAAGCGTGCTTGATTCCTACGAGATGTTTTATCACAAGCAGGAACTGTTTATTGATTCGGAGCACCTTTATGAAGTCATGTATGAAATGGAGGTGCCGGTGATGGGATAAAGGCAAACGGCCTCGCAGCAGAAATTGAACGTTGTCTGGCAGAGTATAGCGAAGAGGTAGGACGCGCGCTGGAGGATACGAAGAAGGAGCTATCAAAGCAGGCTGTAAGGAAGCTTAAGCAGGCTTCACCAAAGCGCACCGGAAAGTACGCAAAGAGCTGGACCAAGAAGAAGCGCGGCAGGAAGATCATCGTCCACAACAAGGAGTATCAGCTGACGCACCTTCTGGAGAAGGGCCATGCAAAGCGCGGAGGCGGAAGAGTCGCAGCGAGGGTGCATATCGCACCGGTTGAGCGGGGCCTTCACACATCTGCGGAGGGGATACTTCGAAAAAAGATGAAATAAGTTAACACACTGGCGGGGGATACCCGCATTTTTTATTGGAGGAAACAAATGAGTAACAAAGTTAAATTCGGACTCAAGAACCTGTACATTGCGTCCGTTACAGTAGGCGAACAGAACGCCATCACATTTGGGAATCCGGTGTCCTGGCCAGGATCAGTATCCTTGACCATGGATCCTCAGGGAGAGTCGAATCCCTTCTATGCAGATGATAGCAAGTTCTATGTGTCCACATCCAATGATGGATACGAGGTCACGGTTGAAACTGCGCTGACACCAGACTGGTTTTCTGAACAGTACCTGGGCCAGACAAAGGACACCGATGGGAATCTCGTAGAGCAGAATACGGATACCCCGTCGCACTTTGCGGCCCTATTCGAGTTCACTGGTGATAAGAAGGCAATCAGACACTGCCTGTTCTATTGTCAGGCATCCCGTCCAACACAGGAAGCGGAGACCAAGGGAGAATCTGCCGAGGTCAAGACCGAGGAGATCACATTCACGGCAATGGCTCTTCCAGGAACAGATATCATCAAGAAGAAGTCTACAGATGATACAACGACTGAAGCATATAACTCTTGGTACCAAACAGTGACCACACCGTCATTTGCAACAGCGGGGATCCCGCAGGAGGGCTAGGCCATGGAGAAGATCATAAGAGTCGGTGAGAAAGAGGTGCTGTTTCGTGCAACCGGAGCAACGCCTCTGAAATACAGGAATGCATTTGCAGGCAAGGACATCTTCAAAGATCTGATGAGCCTTGAAGGTGTGGAAGAAGGCAGTATTGACGGTCTTGATATGGGGATCTTTGAAAGGATCGCCTATGTCATGAGTGACGCAGTCAGCAAGCATATTAGCTTCGAGGACTGGCTGGACAGTTTCGAGCTGATGGACATCATGAACGCACTCCCGGAGATCATGGAACTTTGGGAAGCAAACGGCCTTACACAGTCTGAACCGGTAAAAAACACGTAAGCGACCGGGAGATGAATGCCAGCCTCTATCTGCTGAGGGCACTGGAGGCTGGTCTTTCGGTCGCAGATTTGGATGGAATCAGCATGGGCATGGTCTATGACATCATGACGGAAAGTTCCTATGACGAACATGGGTATGTGAGATGGGCAACGCAAAAGGACTTTGATGCATTCTGATGTGTGCTATAATCGAATGTATAAATCGAGATTTGGGAGGTAAAGGCAGGAACGTGATTATTTTGTTAACAGGAGCATCTCACACAGGAAAGACTCTTTTGGCGCAGCGAATGCTCGAAAAGTACAAATATCCATATCTCTCCATTGACCATCTGAAGATGGGGCTGATCCGCAGCGGCAACACAGCGCTTGGGCCAGAAGACGACGATGCTCTCACGGAGTATCTATGGCCCATTGTCCGCGAGATGATCAAGACCGTAGTCGAAAACAGACAGAACTTAGTCGTTGAGGGCTGTTATATTCCCGCAGATTGGAGAAATGACTTTGATGCGCATTATCTGCCGTCTATTCGATTCATTTGCCTTGCCATGACCGAAGAGTATATTGACAGTCATTATCATGAGATCATCGGACATGAGTCGGATATAGAATCCAGGCTGATCGAAGCCGATTGTACACCCGATGACCTGAAGGAATGTAACAGATGGTACATCGAAACGTTCGGAAGTGTCGGTGAGAAGGTCATTCTGATAGAGGATGATTACAACAAGGCGTTGACAGAACTAATAGAATAATAACTTCCAGTTTAATAAAATATTGAAGAACCTAAGGCATCTCTTCGGAGGTGCTTTTTTAATGGGGTTAGAACATGGGATACATCAAAGGGATAACCATCGAGATCGATGGTGAAACAAAAGGGCTCGACGCGGCTCTCAAAAAAGTGAATAGAACGGCTAGAGGCCTGGAAGGCGAGCTGAAGCGGGTCGAATCGCTCCTTCGGATGAATCCCGGTAATGCGGATCTGATACGCCAAAAGCAAAAGCTCCTGGCGCAGTCTGTATCGGAAACCAAGACAAAGCTCGATGCGCTAAGACAAGCCCAGAAGAAACTGGATGCAGAAGGTCTTGATGAGACAAGTGCAGACTACAGAAGGATCCAACGTGAAATCACCGAGACCACGAACAAACTCAAGCTCCTAGAAAAAGAACAAATCAAGTTCAATATCACAGGCAGCAAGGTAGGTCAGGTTGCATCTAAAATGTCCGCGCTAGGCGGCAAAATATCTGCGGCTGGGCAGAAGATGCGTACTGCCAGCATGATGGCGGGACTTCTTGGCGGCGCAGCAGTACGGATCGGAAAAGAGTTTGATGAATCCATGTCTAAGGTCCGTGCGGTATCTGGTGCTACAGGAGAAGACTTCGATAAACTGCGCGAAAAGGCCCGTGAGATGGGTGCTAAGACGAAGTTCTCTGCATCCGATGCAGCAGAAGCCATGAACTATATGGCGATGGCCGGCTGGAAGACAGACCAGATGCTTTCCGGTATTGAGGGCATCATGAACCTGGCTGCAGCCTCAGGGGAGGATCTTGCAACAACCTCAGATATCGTGACCGATGCACTTACGGCAATGGGATATGCTGCAAAGGACTCCGGTCATCTCGCGGATGTCATGGCGGCGGCTTCATCCAATGCAAATACCAATGTCGGCATGATGGGTGAGACTTTTAAGTACGCTGCTGCAGTTGCTGGTGCAATGGGGTATTCCATGGAGGATGTGGCGCTGTCAACAGGTCTTATGGCAAATGCGGGCATCAAGGCAACGCAGGCAGGTACCTCACTGCGCTCTATCATATCCCGAATGGCAGCACCGACAGGAGCGGTTCAGAAAACAATGGACCAGCTTGGTGTATCCATGACGGACTCCAATGGGAAGGCAAGGCCTTTCAGAGATGTTCTTGTCGATCTTCGTAAATCCATGTCCGGCATGAGTGAGACAGAAAAAACAGCAGCGGCCAGCACCCTGGCAGGTAAAAACGCTATGTCTGGATTTTTGGCTCTGATCAATGCTTCAGATCAGGACTTCAATAAACTAGCCTCCGCCATAGACAACTCATCTGGCGCTGCCGGGAAGATGGCGGATACCATGCTGGATAACTTCGGAGGGCAGGTAACTGTCCTTCTTTCGTCTTTGCAGGAACTTGCGATTGCGGTATCGGATACGCTTACGCCGGCCGTAAAAGTGATGGTCAGCGTCGTGCAGAAACTGGTGAGCTGGTTCAATAGTCTCTCCGTTCGGCAAAAGAGCCTTGTGGTAGGTCTTGCCGCAGTGGCAGCAGCGATAGGGCCTCTGTTCATCGCAATCGGAGGGATGCTTGGCATCACCATGAAGTGCGTCAGTGCCTATGCGAACTTTGCTAGTGCGATGGCCGGGCTGAAAGGAGAATCAGGTGTTCTTGGTAAGACACTGACAACGCTCACCACAAAGTTCAAGGCAGTTCAAGCAGCATCCAGAGCAGAGCAGGCCGTAATAAAAACGAACACGGCGCTTTACGGTGCCAATGCAGCTGGGATATATAAGACGACTGCAGCTACGGGAAAAGGCACACTTGCGACCAGGATCTATACCAAAGCGCAGATGGCATTGAGCCGGGTGATGGCACTTGGTCCATGGAAACTTGCAGCTATTGGAATAGGACTTGTCGTTGCAGCACTTTCTATCTTCTGTGCAGCAAATGATGATGCCAGGGAGAAGATCACAAGTACTTTTAAGTCGATTAGCAGTAAGGCGGTAAGCATTCTCAGTAAGATCCCGGATATTTTTAGAGATATCGCACAGGGGATATCTAAGGCGTTGCCAAAGATGGCGAAGGCAGCAAAGAAAGCGATACCTGCCATAGTAAAAGCACTGAGCAAAACCATGCCGCAGATGCTCGAGGCAGGCACGGATACGGTCCTTGCCATCATCGACGGTATAACGAAGAGTCTTCCAGGCCTGATAGCGGCAGGGACGGATATCCTTATATCCCTCATCGATTCATTCTCAAAGAATATCGGGAAGTTCACCAAAGCTGGCGTGGATATCATGACGGGGCTACTTACCGGAATTGTAAGAGCGCTTCCGAAGGTAGCATCAAAGATACCAGTAGTTCTTACATCAATTCTGTCTGCACTTACAGCAAATACGGGAAAGATCGTGCAAGCCGGTGTAGCGATTATAGGCGCGCTGGTGGTGGGCTTAATTAAGTGCATTCCGGTGCTGGTTAAAGCGGTGCCGCAGATTATTGCAGCTTTAGTTAAGGCAATCGTAGTGGCAGGAGTTGCGATCGTTGCATCTGGTGCGAAGCTGATACGCGGATCAGGCCGGACCATGTACCTATCGTCAATGCACAGCAGTCGATGCCTACGATGCGGAAACATATATGTACTGCGAATACAATGCAGAGACCGGTGAATACGAAGGGTGCTTTCCGCAGCCGACAGAAGCAGAATACAATGCAAATCCGGGGCATTATTATGTTCCGGTCTATACGGATTACAGAGCGGCTCTGGCGCAGCTCGTGTCAGGCGTTGTAAGGGTATGCGACGGGATTCTTAAAATGGAACCGACCGATTTGAACGACTGGTATGAATGCATGGATATTGATAAGGAGATCCAGCAGGCAGAATTGGCATCGAGTTATCTGAACATGATGTATACGGAGTTCGGAGAAAATGATACATATGACTCCAAGACATTATCCCTTTCATCACATCCGCTGGAGGAATACGGGATTCAGATGACAAAGGAATCCTTTGATGGAGAGGAGTTCAGTTACTCTGCTGCTGAAATGAGTCCTGAATTTATGAGCATCCGAGGGGACAGTGGAGAAACATATATCACACAGGGCGATATCCAGTTCGATGGTGTTTCCATTTTCGATAAGATATTTCCGGTCGGATATGTCTACATTTCAGCAAGCAGTACAAGTCCGGCCGTATTATTCGGAGGCGAGTGGACCAGGATACAGGGCAGATTCCTTCTTGCTGCAGGAACTGCACCGCAGGATTCGTCAATTACATATGGAGCGCTGGCAACGGGTGGTAACAAGAATGCGATTATTCCGTACCACAGACATGATATCGGAAATATCTGGAGCAATGGCAGCGGAAGTTCCAGTGCGTATGTAATGTCGAGCAGCAGAAAGCTTCAGACCAGATATACATCCTATGCGGGATCGAGCGGCAATACAACAAATGCGAACATGCCGCCGTATTTGGCCGTGTATATGTGGAGAAGAACCAAACTGGCCAGTGATATGTAAAAGGAGGTTTATATGGGATACGTATTGGCTTGTGTTGCCGGACTTGTAGCCGGCTTTTTTATTGCTCTGATCCTGCTTGTCTGGCTTGCGATGCCGAGGGAGCAGAAGAGACCGATGACGAAGGAGGAATGGAAAAGTGGCAAGAGGCCTAAAGAAATATATTAAGCAGGTGAGGAGCAATCCTCATATTTTTTGTTTCTGCACGTGCAGGATTACGGACTGCCCGATGCACAAGAGCAAATGTCCGTATGACGGTAAGTATTTGTTTGCAATTTTGAAGGACACTATTTTCTGTCCGTATGAGGAGGAAAGGGAATGAACAGAGAAACAATGAAAGCGTGGGTGTATCTACTCGCGGAGCTGGTCGTTATCATCAATGCGTTCCTGGTGGCGAAGGGGATGACGCCTCTTCCTGTCAGTGAAGCGGAAGTGATCGAATGGGGGTCTTACATCCTCGGTCTGATCGCATTCCTGCATGCGTGCTGGAAGAACCACAACTGGACGCCGGCAGCGCAGAAAGCGCAGGAATTCCTGAAGGGATTCAAGGAAGACGGCTTCGGAGGTGATGAGGATGCTGAGTAAGGAGGCGAGGGTCGAGTACTTCAGGTATCTGGGCCTTGGAGAGTACACGGAGGCGAACATCCTGAAGGTGCAGAAGAAGTACTTCGTCAGGAAGTCAGATCAGGACGGCAAGTACGGTCCTGACACCGACAAGCTGATTGTGAACCTGTACCGCGTCAAGTGCTATGCGCCACACTTCTCCATCACGGAGTTCAGATGTCACTGCGGCGGGAAATACTGCACCGGGTATCCGGCATATCTTTCTGTTGCCTTGCTCAAAAATCTGGAAGCAGCCAGAGTAAAGTTCGGCCCGACGACCATCACATCTGGCATCCGCTGCAAGAAGTGGAACAGCCTGCAGTCCGGATCTGCCAGTAAGTCCAGACACATCTCTGGCAAGGCGGCTGATATCGCCGGTGCGTTCACGAAGACAAATGCCCAGAGGAACAAGCTGAAGTCTTTCTGGTATTCGCTTTCCGGATCCAATTTCTGCTACCACGGGACCAGAAACATGGGCACTGCCGTGCACTGCGATGTGAGGTGATGGGTATGGTTGAACTGATATTAAAGGCGATCATCACTTCGGCTGCCGGAGCATTTGTTGGGGCTGTGATCGTATGGATCAAAGGAATGCTGAAAAAACAGCAGGAGTTCGAGGCGGCTCTGAAGGCACTGGCCCATGACTCCTTCTACCGGCAGTGCAGATACCTGTTAGGGCAGGACACGATATCTGAAAGTGAACTGGAGAACTTGAACTACCTTCACGATGCATATACTTCCTTGGGTCTGAACGGAACGGGCGAGGAATTATATAAG